GGGTCATATCTTTCTAAAAGGTGGTAAAATGAAAACAAAAACATGGTTAATACCGCTGAGTATGGCGGCAGCGATAGGCTGTTTAAACGCTGCGTTGGCAGACCGTATCGCGGTCATCGACAGTGGTGGAAAAGTAGTCAATGTCATTGAAGTGCCAGATGGCTGGTCTGGTGCCAGTGGCGAGTATCAAGTACCAGCAGGGCATACGACACAGCCTGCGGCTAATGCGGCCCCCAACGATACCTGGAATGGTTCTGCTTTCGTCAAGCTAGTTATTGAGCGCACCAGCGAAATATACTCATATGATGCCTTCGAGGCACGGTTCACTGCTGACGAAATGGACGCAATCGGTGAGCATGTATACTCAATGGATGCTGAGGGAAAACCAAAGCATGTGCGTTTGCTACAAGCCCTGCAGCGTGTCATTGCAAGAGACAAGGTAGATTTGCTTTCTTCCAAAACCGTTGATTTCATGGATGCACTTGTAGCTGCTGGACTAATTACCGCTGATCGCAAAACAACAATCCTGAACCCTAATGATCCGTAAAAGTGGATATCATAAAGGACTACTGGCATCAGCTTCTTGCGCTGATTACTTTGCTCGTGGTGGCGGTTAAACTCAATCAAGAAGTGAAAGAGCTACGCAAGGATGTCGATGATATTAATAAGCGTGATGTTTTTGTTGAGGTAACAAAACTTCGGGCAGCCAGCGATCATTATGCACAACAAATTAGTGCCCTTTGGGATTTTATGAATAAACTGCGTGACCGCGTTAATGGAGGTCATAAAAATGATAAAACGTAATGGCCTCTTTGTTATTTTTGTGTTTTTAGGGTTTATATTTTCTGGATCAACTGCCATTTCCTGCGGTGGTGGTGGAGGTCCAGTAGCTACAGGAGCCACAATTATAACGGTTGGAGCCACAACCTCTCAATGGCCCGTTCTTTGCGACAACAAAATAAAAGTTTTGACGGAACTTGAAAACAAGTACGGCGAAAAACTCCGTTGGGAGGGAATGGTGCAGGCAATCAAGAACGATGGAACGGAACTCAAATTAGTGGCCCAACTATTTGTTTCGCAAAATGGCTGGTCTTTTGTGATGGGGCCACCGCAAGCAGATATGGTTTGCGTTGTAGCCTCTGGTAAAGGAGGAAGCCATTTTCTAAAGAAACCTGGATTGAGCGTTCAACGTCTGGGTGGTGGGACGTTTGGATACACCCACTAAAACAAAATGGCAGCAATTCCACTGACGGATGCACAGTGTCAGGAAGTCCTTGACGCTTATCACAATAACGGTTGCCAGAAGAAACGCGCAGCAGAGTTCCTTGGTATAGGCTATCGAACTTTCATACATCGCTTCAACACTGCCCTTCTTCGTGTCCATGTCGCTGAAACCAGCGTAAATCCCCCCCCAGAAATACACATCAGCGTCAGTCAGCGCCCGAACCCGCATGGGCGTAGTAGGTTGCGTGGTATAGCTATTGGCGATGCCCATGACAGCCCCAGTCTCGCTGACAAGGAACGGTTTAAATGGTTTGGTCGCCACGCCAATAAAATTGGTGCAGACTTCGTGATCTGGATTGGCGACGTGTTTACGTTTGATAGTCTCTCTAAATATGACGGAAATGATACTTTAACTGGCAAATTTAAACCATCATTCCAGCAGGATATTGATAGTGGTCACGCCGCATTAAGCGCATACGACGAGGGTAAAGCAGGGCACAAGATTGAGATTGAACACGTCACACTTGGCAACCATGAAGACAGGGCTATTTCATTCACGCAGCGCACCCCAGAAATGGCTGGTATTCTTACAGGAAAAATTGACAACTTGTTGATGAGCCATCATCTGACTTATTCGCAATATGGCATGTTCTATTACGTTGGGGATGTTGGTTTTGTTCACGCTCCGTTAAACCGCTTGGGGCGGTCTTATTCTGGTGTCCATGCCTTAAATAACATTGCAAACCATTCATTGCACGATATCGTTTTCGGGCACAGGCATATGGGTGGGCGGCATAAGGCAACAAAACTGGGGGAAAATCAAAGCATTACCATTCTTGACCTTGGCTGTTCTTTGCCGCAAGGTTATGTAGAGCCTTATGTTGGACATGCTTCCAGTGGGTGGCATTATGGCATTTATGAATTGTTGATAGATCAGGGTCGGTTACATTCCGACAAGCATATTTCGATGACTGAGCTGGAGGAGCTTTATGGGGACTAACCCTTGGGAAAATTTTACTTACGCTGAATTTGCCTGTGCTTGTTGCAACAACCAAAGTATTCACCCTCCATTCATAAGTCGGTTGCAACGTCTTCGTGATGAATATAAAAAGCCGATGCAAATTACATCCGGTTTTCGCTGTAAAGATTATGACGAAAAACTTGGCGGTAAGGGAGCGCATCAAAGTGGCCATGCTGCTGACATGCTGATACCAGGCGAAGATATATACTATTTTTTGGCATTGGCATTTGAGCATGGATTTACAGGTATTGGCGTGAAGGCTCATGGTGATGTAAGGTTTGTGCATCTGGATGATTTGAAACATGGAGACTGGGTTAAAAAGCGTCCATTCTTCTGGACCTACAGATAGGAGCGAATAATGAACTTTGGACCTATAGCAAAAATGATTTCTGGTGCAGCGGCAGGGGGTGGTGCAACAATGTTTATGGACTTTCTCGGCACCAGCGGAATTAAGCCTGCAATCAAAATGGGTGGCTCTGAGGTCAGCCTTAATACGGTTTTAATCATGGGTGTGATTGCAGCCTTTATCTATTTCACAAAAAACAAAGACAAGTCTGAATGAGATACTCCGAATACAGGGATCAGGCACGGTCATTGGACATTGTTCTATTTTCGGGCAAGGGGCGTATTTCTGAAGCAATCAAGTGGATAACGAAATCCGACAAAAGCCACATTGCCTTAACGCTACATATGCACGAATACAATTGTTTAACATTGTTCGAGTCCACAACCTTGAGTGACACGAATGATATACTCACCGGCAAAAAGGGTTCCAAGGGCGTTCAGCTCGTGAACATGAGTTCGCGTTTAAACAACTACGAAGGAAAGGTATGGGTGCGGCCAATCCTCGGACCACGAACCCATAAGCAGAAAAAAGCCGCAATGGATTTCATGCGCGAGTTTCATGGCCGACCCTACGAAAAAAACCAAATTGAATTAGTGCGGTCGGCAGTCGATCTGCCTGGCATCCGTTTTATGAAGAATGAGCCTGATGCATCGAGTGTGTTTTGCAGTGAGCTGACAGCTTTGATGCTGCGACATGTTGGCATTATGAACCACAACGGTGAACCAGCAAACGAATTTACTCCAGCAGATTTTTCCAAAGACATTGATCTGGCTGACGGGTACAAAGCCGGTGAATTGATTCAATTAACCCCGTAAACATTTTTCCTGTTGACCGTTAGAAAGCATTGCTTTACACAATGAGCATGATTGAACAGACTGCCTTAGAGCGTGCCATAACATTAGCTGGGTCAATTAGCAATTTAGCACGGCGAATTAATGTTACTCGACAAGCCATCCACCAGTGGGAAAAGGTTCCAGCAAATCGTGTGCTGGAGGTGGAAAGAGCTGTTGATGGAGCTGTGACACGCGAAGAATTACGACCGGATTTATATCCAGATGATTAGCGAATCAGGAGTATGTGTTCACCTCGCTCACATACTTTTGGTGGGGGGCCAGTTGATTTTCAACGTATCCCGTTATCTCTCGGCTGGCCCCCTTTAAAAATGGGTAAGATGCAACGCGATAAGGGCAAACGTGTTGAGTTGGAATGTGTCAATTTATTTAAGTCATGGGGATTACATTCCATACGTGTGCCGTTGAGCGGTGCAACAGAATATGCAAAAGGCGACATTGACCTGTATTTAACCGGACGTGATGCCCCCTTGGTTGGTGAGGTGAAAGCACGCAAGAGTGGGTTTAAGCAGGTTACGGATGCGCTGGGCGAAAATGATTTTCTAGTCGTGCGACTGGACAAACGAGAGCCTATTTTCATTTTACCGGTTTCAACTATGAAAGAATTGCTAACCCGTGGCTGACACTAAAAAAACCTCCGAAAAAACGAACGTCTGCGACCGCTGGAACATACGGCATTTCAGTGCCAGTCAGATCAATATGATGATACAGAATATGCCTTGCTGGATTGTGCAAAATTTATACAAGGTAAAGACTGTACCAAACCTGCCAATGGTAGGTGGCACGGTGGCTGAACGGGCGATAGAATTTGGCCTGATAAATTCAGACGCATCCTTAGAAGATTGCATAGAGGTTGCAAGAAAGGAATTTAATTCACGTACAGCTTTAATGGGTTTTAGCCAGCAAGCAAAAGAAGGCAAGCTGGATGACATTATTGGCTATGGATCGGCAAGGAAATCTTATCCAGGTATGATTGCTACGGCAATAAAGGCATTGCGACCATATGGGGTTCCTAGCGAAACACAGGCAAAGATCGAAACGTGGTTGCCTGGCGTTCCCGTGCCAATTATCGGCTACAAGGATTTTAGCTATGATGAACACGGGCTGGATGTTGATTTAAAGACAACTGGCCGGATGCCAAAAGACATGTCGTTATCACATCAGTTGCAAGGCGCAATTTACTGGAGAGCGTCTAATAATCGCAGTCAGAGATTTTGCTACACTACGAAAAGCGAAGCAAGGGTGCTGGAGCTGGACACCTACTACGCGGAGCAGGCAATCGACAGGGCCACTGCGGCAATCTATACCCTGATGCACATGCTGGAACGGTGCGAAGCGGTGGATGATCTGACCAAACTGGTCATTCCAAACTGGGATGATTTTTACTGGTCGCCTACTACAAAGGCCAAGGGAATGGAAGTATGGGACGAAAATTACAAGCAAGCGCTGGCGGAATTTGTATAAAAACCGCCGCAAAAAATGGTGGGCATCGAAGCCTACCCTCACTCAACTTAAACTCGTAAGGGAGTTAAATATGCCTTTAAATTTAAACAACAGTAACAGTTTTATACCGCATATCCGTTGGATGGCATCATTGAGTAGCTGGTCAATTTCATCACTAGACGGCCAACAGCCCGTTGAATGGACTGAGTGCTTATTTGATTTGGCTAACATTAAGACCGGATGGGGATTGTTTGGTGATGGGCTTGCACCCGAATGGATTTGGGATGTGTCCATACAGCAATCTGCTCCAAACCCCAATGATGGCAGGGAATGGAAACGTGGCTTTTCTGTTAATATGTTTTCGCCACAGCAATTTGGCGGTGATGGCATCCGTGAGTTTGCAACTACGGGTGTTGGAGCAACAATGGGAATAGGAGATTTGTATAGTCAATACGAAACTGGCTTACAGGCAAATAAAATACCTGTTGTGCAATATGGCGGTGCAGAACCACTGCGGATCGGTAAGGGGAATACCAATAAGCCAATACTAAGTATTACAAGGTGGGTGGACAGGCCAGCAGCTCTCGATGCTGTGCTGGATACAATACCGTCATCGGCAATAGAGGAACTATTGGCACCTCCGCATACGGCGCAAGCGGCATCACAGGTTGTTCAGCCGCCAGCCAGTCCAACGCCACCACCAACATCTGAGTTTTAACTTGTCGGAAGATTTGGACGACGTACTGACAGCCGATGGATTAGAAGATGCGTTAATGGGAGTTGGCCGTCGATGTGGGCAGCCAACTCTCGCCGTCTACGATGTAAATAAGGTTTTGGAAATTTTAATGAAACGTGATGGAATGTCGGATGTGGAAGCGGTTGAATTTTTTGAGTTCAACATAGAAGGTTCATGGGTGGGTGAAGGTACACCCATTTGGTTTTATTATAGGCATGATTCACAGTGATGAAAACTTACGTACATGTTAATCAGCACGTCATAAAACGTAATCACAAGACAGGCGAACGTAATCCTGTCATTACTGCTAAAACATATAAAGACAATCGGTATGGTCACGAAGTAATAATTAGCGGCCCTTGCAAGGTAATATACAGACCAGACAAACCCTTATCTTGTGGCGCAAGAGTATGGATAGAAACAGAGTCAGAAGTGGAAGTACAAGAATAGCGTATAGTGTTTAATATTATTACAATTTGACTTGGGCTTTTGATATGACGGTTACAGTTTTGTTGGCTGGCATCATTATTGTTCTTCTGATTATAGCTTGCGTTTTACTAGCTGACATTCGGACAGAAATAGGGCATCAAAATAAACTAAGGGAAAGCAGTAAAGTATCCAGCGTAGATGTAGAAAGCGAGATCGATAAATTTCGTAAAGTTCTCTAAGGTAGCGAGGAAAGAAAACAGTGCCACTAAACTTAGGTCATCCTAACTTTGTCCTTGAAGAAGCATTATTCTACCAGAGCATGGGATGGTCAGTAATACCGGTAAAGGCTAACAGTAAAGAGCCAGCAGTGGCGTGGGCCAAGTTTCAATCCGAACGTGCAGATGAAACGCAAATCCGAGAATGGTTTGAAAAAACCAATTACAATCTGGGAATAATTACTGGAGACATTTCCGGTCATTTGCTGGTTGTCGATATGGATGTAAAACAGGGGCTGGACGGAGATGACACTCTGGCTGATCTGTGTATGCAGCATGGCGGCACAGTACCGGACACCATCGAGTGTCATACAGGCGGTGGCGGCAGGCATCTGTTTTTTAAATATCCTCCAGGCGTTGTAGTACCAAACAGCAGGGGAACTGCAACAGAAGGGCTTGGGCCAGGAATTGATGTAAGGGGCAACGGCGGCTTTGTTGTTGCCGCACCATCAACCCACAGTAGCGGTCGGTCCTACGTCTGGTCGGCAGACATGGGGCCGCACGACGTAGAGGTTAAAAACATTCCATCGTGGCTTCTTGATCTGGTGAAGGAAACACCAGTCAATATTTTGGGTCATCCAAGCCAGATCAGGAAAGTGGTAGACAACACTGGCGAGTTTGATGCTTTTGGACAGCGCGTTGATGGACGTGAAAACCATGCTTTTAAACTGGTCAGCGGTGTATTCTATAGTTTTCTGGAAAATTTTAAACGTGTTCCAACGGTTGAGGAAGTTTTTGCAGATGTTTCGTCTGTCTACTTTGCCCAGACAGCAGGAACAAAGGCAGAGCTGGAGGCACAAGGGCGTGGGGAAACCATGCTGTGGTCAAAGGCACAATACATATTAGAACGCTATCATAAGGGTCGTTTGCCACCGCCGGTCTCCACAGGTACGGTTGGTGGCTCGGCTGGAGGGAGATACCTACCGGATGATCCGGCTGGCCCCTCCGGCCACCCCGTAAGCGAACAGGAACCTGGCTCAAAATCAATCGGTGAGCTGTCCAGTCCACCAACGCCACGCGAATGGACAGTTGAGAATTTAGTGCCAGCGCATGAAGTCACATCGCTGTATGGGGATGGGGGTGTCGGGAAAAGTCTGCTTGCCCAGCAAATGGCAACTTCGGTTGCAATGGGAAAAAAGTTTCTGGGTCTGGAGACGATCAAAACAAACAGCCTGTACATATCCTGCGAGGACGATTACGACGAGTTGCAGCGTCGCCAGTACGCCATTAACAAACATAATGGAGTAGTGCTGGGAAGTACGGTCGATGGCCGTCTATGGAGCCGCACGGGGTTTGACAACATTATGGTCACATGGCCAATGGATGGTCAGGCCGTAATCAGTCCTTTTGTCGAGCGCATCATCACCGAGATTGAGTTGCACCAGATAGGGTTGCTAATATTGGACAATATTTCTGACCTATATGGAGGAAATGAAAACCACAGGGCACAGGTAAACCATTTTGCCAAGGCTGTACTTGGCGGCATTATCCGGCGTTGCGGTGTGACAATCGTACTTCTTGGGCATCCACCTAAAAATCCAGAAGCCGACTATTCCGGTTCCACAGCATGGAACGCTGCGGTCAGGGCACGGCACCAGCTTTGCAAACCAGAAAACGGTATGGATGATGAGCGTCAGCTCATGTGTCGCAAAAGCAACTACAGTGTATCGAGTGACCTGATGATTGATCTGGTCTGGCAGGAAGGTGTTTTTATCATACCGGCCAGCACGGACGGTGATACGGTTGCACGTATCAATTATAAAAATATTGCTACCGCTCTGCTGGATAGGGTTGAAAAGGCATGGAGTGAAGGCAGGCCATACACGGCGAAACGCGATCATCCGCGTAGCCTCGACAGGCTGATGATGGATTCAGTCAGTTTGCGCGAAGACAGAAACGCAATGCGAAAAGCATTGCAGGAAGCAAAGCGTGACGAGTGGATCGAAGTTAGCCGGACAGGACAGAAAAGAGGCTACCGACTGGCGGCACCACCCCCTTGGTATGGAGAGAAGTAATGGTAGATGATTTAATAAATGGAAATAAAAGAAGCTGGGCCACGTTGGCACAGATTTGTGTTACAAATCTTGCCACTCACATGGAGGCACGGTGGGGAGTGGGGCGGTTGCCAATGCTTGTTTCCCCAGAGCTGAGGGCAAGATTTCTGAAACAGCAAAGACTGTATGAGGATGCATTGTTGTCGGAAATCGTTGAAGAAATCAGGGAGCAGTCGCATGGGATGTTGAAGGCTTGGCACGCCTTGGATGATGAGGCACTAAAACTGGGTCAGGTTCCGTTGCCAACTTCTGCTTGGCAGCTTGTCATGCCGACCGGTGAAATCGTGGTTTTTGTTCGGGAAGAAAGAGACTTGCCGTTAATTCCGAAACAGACTGGCATGGAAATTTTTACGGCTGACAAAATGGCCGAATTACTTATGAATTTAGAGCCAATGGAAAGAAAGAAAACAAGGCAGTGGCCCAATGGTGCCATGAGTCCGATTGACTGGGAAGAGGGAGATGAAATTCCCCTTTAGGCTTTCCGATGAAAAAGCGTAAGCGCAGCACCCTTGAGCCAAGTGATTTTGGCCCACCAGAGAGGTCAAATCATGGGGAAGTTGAAATTGAGGAAACGATTGCCGCTGGCGTGATGCGTCTTCGCGTTACGACGCAAACCCAGTGCGACCGATATTTCAAACGAGGCGAGATTGATGCACGCCAGTTTGATGCAAGCGAAAGATTTCTTTCTGCATGGTATCTAGGATGTCGCGGTGCGAGAGTCACATCAAACTACGACGTTCGGATACCATCTTCCTCAACATCTGCTGAAAACCACGTTGGCAACGCCAGGAGAACAATTCGGGCCGCCTTAGAGGCTGTAGGAAGGCAGTTAAGCCCAATTTTGGTACATACATGTGGCTTAGACCTTCCAGCGAACGAGTGGGCTTCTAAACACGGTTACAGCAAAAGGTCTGGTTTGACCGTCCTCAAGTTAGCCCTTGATGCCCTAGCCGAACATTTTGGATTGTGAGAATGAGATGAAAATCAGCGACAAAACATCTGTGGCAATGCCATTGCGGAATCTGATTGCCGTGGTTTCTGCGGCATCAATTGCCGTCTGGGCTTTCTTTGGGGTGCAGGAAACCCTCAACAAGCACGCAACAAAACTTGAGCTGATGGAAAAGGATTTGAAGTCCAATTCTGAGTTCCGAGTGAAATGGCCGAGGGGTTTGCTTGGAAGCTTGCCAGCAGATGCTGAACAGTTCATGTTAATCAAGGAACTTTACAAGCAAACGGATAAATTGCAAACGAGGGTAGACAGCATGTTGCACAACGAAGTCAACATCGAAGCCCTCAGCAAAGCTGTCAACAAACTACAGAGGGATGTAGAGAAATTAAAAGATAAGCAACGGGAGTTTGCTAACGGCAATCACTAGGCTCTTAGTCTTTGTTTTACAATTTCCATGTAAGTATCATTAATTTCGCTTCCAATGAATTTTCTGTTCATTTCCTTAGCGACAACGGCAGTGGTGCCTGTTCCCATGAATGGGTCATAAACTAAATCACCCTCTTGGGAAAAATTAGACAATATTTTTCTTACTAATTCTTGTGGGAATACTGCACCATGAGTTTTTTTACAGCTTCGTTCTCTGCTGATTATCCACAAGTCTTCTAGCGTTCCTCTGGCAAAATTACCTTTCTTTCTGAATTGCCTGCTCACCGGATAATCCTTTTCAAAAACTAAAATTAACTCAGTCCTTCTGTTTAAAACCTGACTTTGGATAGCAGGCAGACCGTGTTTTTTATCCCAAACAATGATATCCTTTAAAAAGTCTGAGAGTTCTCCAATCATTTTGAAAACCGACCTTTTGCTTCCAGTGACAATCTGGACATTGTAAAAGATCAAATCACTTACTCTTATTAATTCTCTCAGAACCTCAGTGTGAAATTTATTGTATTCCTCTAAGGGTAAATTATCAGGAAACTCAGTATATTTTGTGCTAATTTCTTTGACGATTTGCCTCGAACAATACGCACCATTTCTAATTCTTAAATTCATGTTGTAGGGAGGTGAGGTTACAGCCAAGTCAATTGTGTTGTCGCCCATTTTTTTCAAAGTATCTAGGCAATCGCCAGAATACAGCGTGGCATCACCTATAATTGTTGGACTACTCAACATATTTCTTCTCCTTATCTGCCATTTTTCTGCCACAATGATGGCAAAATAATTGGTGGCTGGTCGGAAACCAGAACGCCGCATCACCACGTCTGACCGGAAGCTCACAATGCGAACAATCCCCCCCGATCTTTGCAGTAATCCAGCGTGGGGCTGTGCTGCGGGATAATCCACGCAGCGCATAACCCTCACGTCTAAATGAACTGACTGGCATCACAATTCCTTCCTTGGTTTGATCTCGCCAGCTTCCATCTTGTTCACAGTGTCCTGAATACTGTCATAAGAAGAGAGCAACGGAGTCCTCTGGCCTGATGTCCAGAGATACCATGCCTGCCTTGTAATTCCGGCATGGGAGAATAAATCAGTCAGGTTGCACGATGTCGCACGAACGCGACGTTCAATTTCCTGTAGTTCTAACGGCAGATTCCTCATTTACTTCTCCTTGATAGGTTAAAAGATTTTCATTCATTCTATTCATCGCCTGACTGAGTTCCTGACGGCTGTGATGTGCATAGCGCATCGTGGTCTTGATCTCAGCATGTCCTAGTGCATCACGCACCACTGACAGGTTGGCTCCAGAACGCATCAGCCATGTGGCAAACGTATGCCGCAAATCATGCCACCGGAAATCGGTAATGCCTGCACGGCTGCAAGCCGACATGAAGTTACTGCGAACAGATGTGATGGGTTTTCCATTCTTGGTAAACACAAGACCCTCAGACCTTGGTTCAAGTTTGACCAACAGGTTGTGCAGAGATGGCGAAATGTGGATTAGTTGCCGCCGATTGCCCTTGACAATCATATTGATTACTCCGGCTTCCAAATCCACCTCACGCCAGTTAAGGTCTAGGCAGTTGCGTTGCCGTACACCTGTCAGCAACGTGAACACCAATGGCCCCTTCAAATAGTCGTCTGCTTCCATCACGAGCTGATTGATTTCGCCAGCAGTAAGCCAGCGATCTCTGGCAGGCGGCTCTTTCAGCATGTGGACACGCCAC